CTATCGGGGATGCCATTTTTATTTTGCAACAAACTCAAATAAAACAAAAGAAGAAGACATGGAATTGAAAGACATGAAATTTATGACCTTTGGTCGCAGTCCGATCGAAGACTTAGCAGAACACGTTGAAAAGTTCTTAAAGGACGATCCGTTCTCAATAGTCGCAGTAGGAACAGACTCAAAGCAACTACGCTATCACACGATGTACGTTGTAGCTGTGGCCATGTACAATCCTTTCCTGATGAGAGGTGCACACGTTGTGTTCTGTCGTTTCAGAATAGAAAAACAACGAGACATCTTTACGCGTTTATTCAAAGAAGCAGAGTACTCTCTGTCTGTTGCAGAATATCTTCACGAAAGATTACAGAACTCTGGATATATCAGACGTGACTTGAAACAAGAAGAAGGCCACTTGAAATTGGTAGACATACACGTTGACTTCAACAGCGAACCCGGTCCTAATGGGGCTTGGAAGAGCCATCCTGTGTACAACGCTACCATGCCATGGTTGAAAGGTCAAGACTTTAGAGTGTATGGGAAGCCGTCCGGAAAATCGTTTGCGGCCTCATGCTGTGCTGATTTGTTGATGAAGAAAAGAGGATGATAAAAAGAAAGGCCGAATCAAACATTCGGCCTTTCTTATCTTCTTACGAACCGCACGCTTCGCAATCTTGCGGATTATCTAAGCTACACGATATGTCTTTCATGCCTTGATCAATTTGTGTCTCTTCTGTCTTCTTCTGTAAATTTTGATCGACTGTAAACTTTATTGCGTCCGTTGCTGCTCTAGTTCTCAAGTAATAGTTGCCAGTCTTCAACGTATTTTGTCTGAGTCTGATGTACTTTGGATTTTTTTCTGATTCTGGTTTCGATGCATCAAAGTCCGGATTTTCTCTTCTTCCCCATGCGTAGAATTGCATGGCAGTCAATTTGGCAAAATTTGGACTCTCCATGAAAATATTCATCGATTGTGTCTGGTCAATGTACGGCCCACGGTCCACAGCCATGTCTATGATTGCCTTCTGTTTGATCTCCCACACGGTCTTGTAAATGTCTTTCAAGTCCTGTGGAATTTCGTTTATTTTTTGCACAGATCCATTATCTCTTATGATTTGTTGTCGAACCGTATCGTTCCATAATTTTCTCTTCACCAACTCTTTCACCAAGTGTTTGTTGACAATGATGAATTCGCCGGCCAACACTTTTCTAGAGTATATGTTTGAAGTCTGTGCCTCACACGATGCTTCGTTTCCAAACACACTCGCAGTAGATGCAGTAGGCATTATAGTTGACAAAAGTGAATTTCTGATTCCGTACTTTTTCATGTCTTCTTTGACTTTATTCCAATCGTATCTGTCAGACGGAGTCACGCCCCACATGTCAAATTGAAGTTGACCTTTTGATGCTGGAGACCCTTCATATGATTCGTAAGGACCGTCTTTTTTGGCCAAATCTATAGAAGCGCGCACAGCGCCGTAGTAGATTGTTTCGAATATCTGCTTGTTCAATTCTTTGGCTTCTTCAGATTCGAAAGGCAACTGTAATTTAAAGAAAACATCGGCCAATCCTTGTACGCCCAAACCGATGGGTCTGTGTCTCATGTTAGATTTTCTGGCTTCTTCAACAGGATAGAAATTTTTGTCTATAACTTTGTTCAAATTTATCGTTGCAGTGTAAGCAACGTCTTCCAATTTTTTGAATGAAAAATGACCCTTATTGACAAATTTTGGCAAACATATGGAAGCCAAATTGCACACTGCTATTTCTTCTGGAGAAACTACTTCCAATATTTCGGCACATAAATTGCTAGTCTTTATAGTGCCTATGTTTTTCTGATTGCTCTTTTCGTTGGCAACGTCTTTATATAGAATGTAAGGAACGCCTGTTTCTATTTGAGATTCCAAAATTTTGTTCCACACTTCTCTCGCAGGCAATCTTCTTTTGTATCTTTCTTCTTTTTCGTAAGACACGTACAATTTTTCGAAGTCTTTCCCGTATACATCTTGTAATCCTGGACATTCGTCAGGACACATCAAAGACCAATCTTCGTTTTTTTGAACGCGCTCCATGAAAAGATCGTTCATCCACATGGCCAAAAACAGATCTCTGGCTCTGACTTCTTCTTTTCCAGTGTTCTTCTTCAGGTCTAAAAATTCCATCACATCAGCGTGCCAAGGTTCTAAATAAACTGCAATGGACCCTTTTCTTTTTCCTCCTTGATTCACATAGCGTCCTGTTTCGTTGAAAACTTTCAACATCGGAATCAATCCGTCAGACTGACCGTTTGTGCCTCTGATTCTAGACCCTTTGGCTCGCACGTTAGATATTGCAACGCCAATGCCACCGGCAAACTTCGATATTTCTGCAATTTGGCCCAGTGTGTTGTATATGCCGCCAATTGAGTCATTTTGGATTTGCATCAAAAAGCACGATGACATCTGTGGTCTAACGCTGCCTGCATTGAACAAAGTCGGAGTTGCGTGCGTAAAATATCCTTCGCTTATCAAATTGTAAGTCTCAATTGCTTTTTTTATGTCTTCTCCGTGAATTGCAACCGAAACGCGCATGATCATGTGTTGTGGTCTCTCTACGACTCTATTGTTCAGTTTCATCAAGTAAGACCTTTCTAAAGTCTTGTATCCGAAATAATCGTAATTGAAATCTCTGTTGTAAACAATAGCCGAATCTAATTCTTCAGCGTGTTCTTTTACGACATCGTAAAACTCTTTCGACAACAATGGCGTCTTCTTATTTGTGTATTTGTCTGTGTTATTGTACAATTCTTTCATCGTCTCGCTGAAAGATTTTTTCGTCTCCTTGTGTAAAGACGTTACGGCCAATCTGCTTGCCAAAATTGCGTAATCCGGGTGCTTTGTGGTCAGAGACGCCGCAGTCTCTGCTGCCAATTCGTCCAATTGTCTAGACGTAACTCCGTCGTAAATTCCTTCTATTACTTTTTGTGCAACTTCGAAGGGTACCACATATTTGGCATCCAAATTGTAACACTGTTTCTCTATTCGTGATATGATTTTTTCTACGTTTACCGATTCTTTCTTTCCGTTTCTCTTGATTACTTGCATATTTTTGTTAGTGTTTCTTTGTTTTAATTTTCAGGACATTATATAGTTAGAAGGCCAAATAGATTGACCCACATTGATCGTTTAATTTCATTTTGGTTTGAAATGTGAATTACAAGTTCTTGTCTTGATTCATTGCCTTTAACAATTCTTGATCACTGTCGACTTTGTAGTGAAATTTCAAGCTTTCCATCACGCCTTTGAAACCTCCGTATTGATTTTCGAAGAACTGTTTTACTATCGCTTCTTCGCTGACAAAAGAGTACTCTACCGATTTCAAATTTATGTTTACTCCTTTATTTTCGGCAATTTTTTCTGCAACCTTTTCTACGAAAGAAACCAAAGTCTTTCCGATGTTCTTGCACAGTATGAAAAATTTTTCGTCCTCTTGCATGTAAGACTCTAGAAGCTTTTTTGCTTCTGCGTTGCCTTCTGTAATGAGCCGATCCATGTTTTCTGCCAATGCTCCTTTCTTTTCGACCAACAGCGAACAGTCTCCTGTGCTGAACCAGTGTCTAGGCAAAACTGAAGATTCTTTGAGACTCTCGTACGCTTCTATTAAATTTTTTAAAGATTGCGGATTCATCTGTTTCTTCTTCACTTCAGTTGCCACAATGTCTGACATGCAATTGATGTGTTCTATCTGCTCCTTCAACATTTGTCCGTAGCCCAATCCCCTTTCTCCAAAGGCTTCGAGGGAGACGACATATTGCGGATCTTTTAAATCTATCGCCATCCTGCCGTCTTCGTTCTCGCTCATGGCCAAAAATCCGTAAGTCAACAAAAATTTTAAGTGGCCAAAACTGTCCATGGTCAAACTGTGTCCGGCCTTTCTTCTGGCTTCGGCCAAAATTTGTCCGGTGATGGGATCGTCCGTTTTATACGTAAAGTATTCGTTGTTTATGTCGTAAGCCAAAACATTGTCGGCCATTTCGTTCAACAGTTCGTTGAAAGTTTCGTCTTTTGGAAGACTTCCTATAGAATTTACTATGTGTTTGTATTCGTTCATGCTATTTTTATTCAAATTGTTGTAAAGTGTTTTAATTTTTTGTAATTTTTAGAGAAAATCTATATCGTTCAATTTTTTGTCGACCTTCATGTAAGCTCTCAACTCTTTTATGATCTCTGCACCGTCTTTTTGATTCAACATTTTGAACATATTATATAAATTGTCAGAAAAATAGTAACTCAGCTCTACGAATATTTCTACTCTGGAATAAATGGCCACATCCAATCTATTTTTCATCAAAGAATAATACTTGTTAAAGTCCGAAGGTCCAGGTTTTCTTCTATTTCTTGTAAAGTCCAAATCCGTTTCAGTTTCCAATATTCTCTTCACCTCTTCCTTTAGAGCTTTCAATCTGTGGTAATCTGCATTGTTCTGTGACTCTTCGTGCAAATTTAAACCAGGATCTATTTCAATTCTGTCAGAGTAAAATTCATCTTCCTCTTCTTCGTCTTCCTTCTTTGGCTGTTTCTTGCCTTTGAAGATGTCATCGTGCTTCAACGAATGTTTTTTGTATTCTTGGTGCTTAGACGTCAAGTCAATACCAATGTCTTCGCCTTCCTCCTCTGTGCTCTCAACTACAATTTCTTCGGAGAGTTCAAGGTCCATGTCAGGCTCCCTTTCTAAATTTTCTTCCAATTCTTCTTTTTTATTTTTCTGTTTCTTTGCCATTGATCTTGTGTTTCATTTATGCTGCAGGTTCCAAAAATTTGTCGTTCTCTATGCTCAAATGCACAGGATTCAATTCAAACATGACTTGCTCATGAGAAAAATCTCCGTCTCTCAATTTTAAAGCCTTCAATCTATATAGATTTTTTCTCTTCATCTCAGGATTTCTAATTATAGCCCAAAAAGTGTCCGCTGTCTCTGCTATAGCCTTGGACTCAGGCACAGCATTCAACTCTATGTCAGATGCGTTCCATGCTTCTTTGGCAGTTTGCATGCCTGTCAAAACTGGACAATCGAATTTGTATCCCAAATTTCTGACACCTTCTGCCAAATTTTTTCCTCTTAAGTACAAATTGCCTTCCAAATTTAATCCTCTATTGACACCCATGATTGTCAGATAATCTATTATGATCAATCCAATCTTCAAATTTTTCTTTTCTGTCAGAGCCCGACAATACGCATCAATATCTCCGTCTGTGCATGAATTAGCAGGAAATTCCTTTACAAAAATCTTTCCAATTTGATTTGAATACA